CACGTTCAACCGTGAGGTCAGGAATGGTCTGTTGATTGGTGAGTCACCAGACAAGATCGCTAGGCGATTGAAAGGCAGATTGCGGCAAGGGCAAACTGGCAGCGTCAAGCAGTTGGCTCAGAAAGGCGGGCAACTGACGGCCAGGGCCAACCGTGAGGTGAGCACATTGGTGCGGACAAGCATGAACCAAGTGGCCAACGCGGCAAGCCAACAGGTGTATCAGGCCAACCAAGATGTAACGAAAAAGTACCGTTACGTCGCCACTCTGGACGGCAGAACATCGCCCATCTGTCGCTCACTTGATGGTCGCGAGTTCAAATACGGCAAAGGCCCGCAACCTCCGCAGCATTTCAACTGCAGGTCCACCACGGTGCCTGTTGTTGATTACAAGGGTTTGGGATTGTCAGCGCCGCCGCCAGGTAGACGCAAGGCGGCACAAGGAACAGTGCCTGCCAATCAAACCTATGGTCAATGGTTGTTTGATCAATCCAAGGCTGACAAAGAGAAAATCTTGGGAGGTAAACGTCGCGCGGCTTACTTCAATAAGTTGTCTCGCAAGATGGGAGCAAGCGAGGCAATACGACGTTTTGTCAAAGATGACGGTTCAGAGGTAACTTTGGAATATCTCCGCAACGAATACGGCGATGTCCGAATTGGCAAGTAAGTACAAATTCTCAGTGCAAGCTGAGGAGACGTCTTCAACCCCGGCAAAAAAGCCCGCTGCTAAGAAAAAGTCCGCTAAAAAGGAAGCACCTACGGAGGCTGACTGATGCCTAGTGGACCTAGAACCTACGGCTCGAAGATGGGCCGTCCCCCTAAAAAAAAGAAAAAAAAGGGAGGCAAGAAAAAATGAAGAAAGGTTCTCGCGTTAGCTGGGTCTACCAAGGCAAGCGCACCTTTGGCGTTGTCACCAGCATCAAGGGGGAGGGCTCTTACAGCATCAAGGGGCCAACAGGCGGCACCGTGACGCGCCGTGGTGCAAAGGGTGATCCCGTGATCGCCATCAAGTCCGAGAGCACTGGCAACCCGGTACTAAAGAAGCGTTCGCAGCTTCGCGCCGCCCCTAAAAGGAAGTGACAATCAAGCGCGGGGGACAGTGGTAAGTTGTTGTTAAGCTTGGCGCGCAATTAACCTTACGGGTTATTCATGGCTGAAGAGCAAATTCAAGAGACTACGTCTCCAGAAGCTCCTGACAATTCTGAGCTGAATGCACTGAAGAGCAGCATTGAAGCTTTAGAGAAAAAGAACTTTGAGCTAATTGGCAAGCTCAAGAGCGCGAAGACAATTCCTGACGGTGTTGATGTCCAGGAATTGCTTGAGTTCAAGCGGAGCGTTGAGCAGAACAAACTCGAATCAGAGGGCAAGTACACCGAGGCGCGTCAGGCCCTTGAGCAGCAGTTCCGCGAGGCTGCTGAAGCCAAGGACAAGCGGATTGCTGAGCTTGAAGCACGTGTCCGCGAGTTAGAGCTGATTGCACCTGCGAACACAGCATTAGCGGATGTTGTTCATGACCCAAGCATTGTATTCAAAGCGGACTTTTTGAAGCCGGATCAGATTGAACGCGAAGCTGATGGCACGGTTGTCGTGGTCAACGGTTACGAGCGGAAGCCAATTGGGGAGTGGGCAAAGACGTTGCCAAGCTATATGCAGAAGGCACCTAAGCCCCAAGGCGGCGGCGCGCCGGCCGGCCGCTCGATTTCAGGGGACATTCCGAGCGGAACAAAGAACCCGTTCGCGAAAGAATCCTTCAACCTCACCGAGCAATCACGTCTGTTTCGCACAGATCGAGACATGTATGAAAGGTTGAAAGCTGCGGCTAACCGTTAATATGCAAATTAAGGCAAAGCTACGCCGCGCCAAACGGGTTACGCCCACACCGTAAACATTCTCTGATTGAAAGATGGCGACTCTCCGGAGTGACATCATCATCCCAGAGGTGTTCACGCCTTACGTCATTGAACAGACCACCCAGCGTGATGCCTTCCTGGCTTCCGGTGTGGTTCAACCAATGGCTGAGCTGAACGCCGCTGAGGGTGGTGGAGATTTCATCCAGGTTCCGTACTACAAAGCGAACCTTTCTGGTGACTTTGAGCGTCTGACCGACAGCTCC